TTCTCTTTTTTTGCCTTGTTTGGGTCCTTCCAATCAGGCAAAACCTTCAGCAGTTCGTCTTGCTGCTGTGCAAGAAAAGACTGCATCTGTTGAGCTTGCTCCTGCTGTGAAATCTGCATAAGGCGCTGCTGTTCGAATTGAATAGCTTGCGACTTTGCTTGGTTTTCACGCATCACCTCTTTCTGCCGCACCCACTCGATGGGGTCCTCTTGGTAGAGGCGATCCCAGTCGATATTAGGTTGCGCGGCTTGCTGAACCTGCGACTCCAATGCTCCCAACAATTGAGCGTACTGACTACGCTCGGCACGAATGGCCTCGGCTTCCGACTCGACGTGGCGTCGAATTTCGGCAATTTGCTGAGTCTTTCGCGTGTAGTCCTGAGTCCGCGAGTATCCCTTTTGAAGTTCGTCCAGGGTTACAGTAACCTCTGTCCCGTCAACTCTGACGGTAAAGGTCTGATCCGGCTTATCTCCTTCAGAATCTTCACTTTCCTCTAACTGTTCGCCATCCGTTACATCACCGTCTGCGTCTGCATCTTCCAATGACATATCGTCTGGCGCCGCCGACTCGCTTTGCAGCGAATCGTCCAACGTCTCATCAATTGACTGTTCTCCCTCATCGGGCAGCATTGCTGAGAGCGCCTGGGCCGCTTGGTCCAGATTCATGGGTCCCGCAGAACCCGTTTGTGCTTGTTGCATAAATGTCCTCTACCTGTTCGCTCGCTCAATGTTGCGCTGCGCAACCTTTGCGTTGTCAACAATCTTTTGCAGTTCGATCTTTAATATTTCGATTGCTTTGAGCATGGACCAGGCGCTTTCTCGCTTGGCCGACTCCTCTGGTTTCGTTGAACGAAAGTACCAGAGCTGGTCGTTTTCCATTTTGTTGATCGCCATGTTGAAGGTTTCATCCTCCAGCAACTGGCTTGCCTTGCGGCCCTTGCTTACAAGTTCTTCATCCAACATTTATGCTATTCCATATTGGTTCATGGGCGCAGGTGCTGACATCTGGCCTTGTGCCAAAGCAGTCTGCTGCTGCATCGCTTCTCGGTTGAGATTTTGTTGTGCATCAATCTCAGCCGTAGAAATCTGCGCGTTGTATTTCAACTCTAATTCATATTTCTTTAAAAATAACTCTTGTGCTAATGAATCACGTCGGTAGTCATCGTCACGAACCATTTGTTGGTGCTTTAGCTCCAGTTCCGCTGCCTTTTTCTGGATATCTGCCTCAATAGACTTGGCCTGCACCTGCGCCAGCACCTCCTCTGGGGTGGGTTTAGGCGCTGCTGGGGCTGGCGGTTGGTAGTCGGCAGGCACGTCATTGAAGTACTGGGACGTGTCCTTAAACCCAGACAACGATACGATCTGGCGTAAGGTATGTGAATACTGAGAGGGGGTCACCAGCGGGTTTTGTGGGCCGAGCTGGGTCAGTGCCTCTTGCTGCTTGGCAAGGATCATCATCAGCGCCTGGACGCGCTCGTTGGTGTCGCCATTGCCCAGGCCAATGTTGATATGCACGTCCATTGCCGAGTTCCAGGCACGCGGGTCCATCTGCACAAACTCATTGCGCAGGCGCACCATGCGCGGCTTGTCCTGGTGCGTCACCAGCAGGAACAATATGCCCTTAAAGAGTTTCTTCATGCCCTCGGCCATCAGGCGCGCTTGCAGCTCGATGCGCCCCTGGCTTGCGCTGATGGTGGCCGCCACCGCTGCCTTGGTGCTGGACTGCAAGGCATCAGCGTTCAAGCCCATCGCGGCCTTGCTCATGCCGGTGCGGTCCTCTTTAATCTGGTCGATGTAGTCCAGCATCGGGAACGCCGCCGAGCCAACAAAGGGATTGCTAAAAGGCGTCACCATTCCAGGTTGGCGCATCCGAATCACGGCGCCCGTCTCGTTATTGAGCACGTCATCCATGTTGACCATGCCCTCTACTACCGCAGTCCTCGGATGGATGCTTTGCGCCAGAGAGTCCAGCGTATTGCGCAGAATCTCCGACTTGATCTCTTGGATATCGTGCGTGATGTCAAAAATAGACATCGCCTCCAGTGGAGACGTGTGCGGCTCGGGGTCGCAGGGGAAGTCAGTAAACGGGGTGTAGGACGCTGGCAAGTTACGCACTACCTTGTAGCCAGAACCCATGCAGCAAATCTTGCGCAGCTCTGCAATGCCGTCACCGTCATAGTCAATGCGCGAGTACGCCTCAATGTAGAGCACGCGCATCTGCATGGGATTAGCACTTTGGTTCATGCCAAACGCCGTCGAATCGGGTTGGCGCGCCAGGTACTCCTCATTGCTGTCCAGGTCGCTGGAGGTGATGTTGTCGCGCACCTCGTCCTCGTCGTAGCCCATCGCCACCAGCTCCTGTACTGTTGCCATCATGCGGTGGGCGATCAACGCTGCATCATCAAAGGACCTAGCGCGCCGATCAAGCAATAGCTCCTCGGGCGGCACGGCCATGATCTTGATACGGCCTTCTTTTATCACGCGCTTGATCTGCACGTCATGCAGCATGGGCGGTGGCGGCATAGGCATCATCTGGCCGGTCATCGGGTCAATCTGTGGCGCCATGCCCTGCATCGCTTGTTCGGCAGCGGGGTCAGGGTAGCTAACGACAATCTTGACCTCGGCCTCTTCTTGCGCAAGTATCTGCAAGGTCTGCTCATCCAGCCCCGAATACTCCTCAATGCGCACTGTCTCTGTCTCTTCCCACCAGTACTTGGCAATGCCGCACTTACGCACCAACGAATCCTTGAAGATGGCGTAGGTGGTCATAAACCCGTTGTTGTCCGAGTTAAAGACAAAGTTCGCGTAGTCGGTGGCCTGCTTTGCAAAGGCCACGTCCTCTGGACCCTCTGGCACAAACTCGACCACGTTCTCGCTGGAGAAGAACACGCGCATCAAACTTGGCATCATGGCCGAGACAGTGTCCCGCACCTCCATCGCTACTACTTGGGAGCGGCCATCTTCCTCATTGCCAAACTTGTCGCCTCGGTAGTACTCAGTCCCCCGCGCTCGGATGGGCGAGAGGTAAGTGTCCACATAGCTCACGGCGTCGGTCAGGTCTTGACCAATGATCGCCTCTAATTCAGTATCGTCCATCGGCTCAGTGGCCGATATGTCAGTGTTGGGTAATTCGTTCATTTTGATTTGTTCCTTGTAGATATTGCTTTTGCCTTTGCGCGAGCATCTTCCTTGGATGACGCCCCCCACGCTTTAAGGGATAACAGCAGTCGGGTCGGTTCGCCGTCTTTCATCTCAGGGCCAGGCATATTGCCCATGCGCGCCAAAAAGCTCGCACGCCTTGGGTTGTCGCCAGACTTCACAGGCGCTTTTAAATCCATGCCTTGGGCCTTGGCACTGGCGCGCCCCTTGGCGTTTAACCCGCCACTAGGGTTCTTTCCCTCACTACGTTGCCAGGCAGGTGTTTTCATTTAATGCCCCAAAAATACAAATCTCGCGGTGATTGGCTTTCGCTAAATTCATGCCGCGAAAACCTTTTGGCTAACAACCTAAAGTGGCCGGCCTCAAGATTCATGTAGTAGTCATTGGTAAAGGGCGCATCACGCGGTGACGTTCTGGTTGTCCCGTGCTCCTGCCTGCCCGTTGTTGCGCAAGAAAATACCACCAGGCCGCCAACCCTTACCAAGTCAATCATCTTGGTAAATGTCTTGCGCCAGTGCCGGTCATGCTCAAAGCACTCGCACGATATGGCTACATCAAAATAGCCATCAGGGTGTGGCAGCTCATGCCCCGCGCATACGATGTCAACGCCCTTGCCCTCGCCCAAGTCGCAGCCCACATATTCTTCAGAGCTTGAGAACAAATCACGCACGCTGCCGTTGATGTCCAGTGCGCCAACCTCTAAGACCCGCCCACCCAAAAAAAACTCAGGGAAGTGCGCCTTGACGCCACTGACAAAATCGATTTGTGCTGGATGACTCATTTGAACCAAGCCTCTGCATAATGGGGTCTGTTCTTTCTGAGCCACGGCATGGCCTGCTGGGTCAATCTCTCGCCATCCAAGCCAATGGTCTGGCTGCCAATGTGATGCACATAGGACCTACTCAGGTAATGCTGGAAACCCGCCTGGCGCAAGTCCTCGCAGTGGACATCATCGGAGAACCAGTTCAGCGGGGGAAACTTAAAGCACTCCCACGCATCGCGCTCGATCCAGCCAAATATGGGACTGAGCACCGGCATCTGCACAATGCAATCTTCGCACGGGTATTTAAAGTAGTGCAGCTCCTCGTCATAGAGATTAGTGCGAATATTTTGCTGAGGACGCGCCGCATCACAGCGCGCCGACACCCAGCCCACTGGATCGGCAGTCTCGTCTTTTAACTGCTTTACATCCTCTAACAAAGTCTTGTAACTGGTGGGCGTGAGCACGATATCGTCGTTAGCTACCACCACAGAGTCAAAGTCCTCTAGCGCTCGGTTAATGATGGCGTTGTAGTCATCGCCAAAGTTGGTAGCTTGCGCAAACACTTTCACGTCAGCATGGAGGTGTTCAATGACTGACTCAGGTCCGCGCAGGTAAACGGGTATGTCTGGGCAGTATTGCTTAATCGATTCAAGCAGAACGGCCAGCCCTTTGCCGGTTACCGTTGAGATGCAAATCGGTGAGATCATTTTTTTACCGGCTTGGCCGTCTTAGCCGCTTGCTTAAAGTCAGCAGCAGAGGGAGCTGCCTTGCTACCTGCTTTGTTCATCTTCTCGCCAGAGCCAGCTTTGATACGCGCTTGTTTGGCGTTGATGTTGCTATAGAGTCCAGGTTTTGCGTGTTTCATATCACTCCCCTAAGTTAGTGTCTACTTCTTCAATATCGCCATCATTAGGGCCGCCCACTACCCAGGCATCGCAGGTCCGACTTGCGGCGCACTTGAAATCAAATATTTCGCAGTACCCAAGGTCTGCCAACTCAATCGTTCCCCAGGGGTCTGCCTCCATACCGATACCCTTGGCAATGCACTCTTTAATGGAGTCCTGCACATTGAACGCGGCGCAATTACCGCAGCGGCTTTGCTTGGCGTCGCTAATCCTCACGTCCCAGGTGTCGGCCTTCTTCTTCCAATACGCCAAGTTGGGCAGATCAGGATTCTCTGGACCGTAGGCCGCCGTTGTGATGGCCTTGGCGCGGTTCTTTAAGTTCAAGGTCACGTCCTGCGTAGGCAGCGGACACTTGGTGCTGGTCTTACTCATCATCTGCTTCATCGCGCCTTGGTAGCGCGCAGGGATATCTCGCATATTGGTAGCCATAAGGTCTTTCAATAAAAAGTAATTTAGTTACGCAACCCGTGGAATGTTCCTGCGCATGGACTGTCCCCACTTGTTGCTTGACATCGAGCCAAAGGCGCCGGTGATCGCATCACTTGCAAAGGTCAAGCAAAACGCATCTGCTCGGTCGGGGCTGGCAAACCCTCTTTTTCTGATCTCGTCCTTGCCCTCAATCTGAATCTTGCCGCTTGAGGTAAACGAATAGCGCACGGTAGCCAGCTCAGAGATCAACAAATCATCCTTGGGCATGGTGCAGTCGCGCTGCTCTAGCCACGCCTTGGCCTTGTGCCAGAGTTCTGCCTTCAAGTTTCTGTAGGTAGCGCCCATTGCTGGAGACTCCGAGACATTGATCCCGCGGGCTGGCAGCTTTAACTCTCGCAGCCGGTCCACAACACCAGCGCCCAGGCCAATGCTGTCCACAAGAATCTCATGCGGACGCAAGCTTGGCATCAGGATTTCATACTCAGCGACGATGGCGCCAGTGAGCTGCATCAGGTCTAGGTTCTTCCAGGTCTTAATATGTTCGGTAACGGCATTGCCCTGCCTCTTGCACAGCGCTGACCTATCTGAGCCAAACCTGGCTACGTCTAAGCCCCACACTAGCCTTGCACTGACACTAGGCGCCACGTCCCTTTGCGTTGCCATCTCCAATAGCTCCATCGGGATCACGGTATCGTCATCAGACTTGGGAAACTCACCCAGCACGCGAATGCGAAACGCATTGCTCTCCTCGCCATACCTGACCTTCATCTCCTGGATGTAAGCCTCACTGACCCTTGGCGAGTCCGCGCAGGACACCTTCATGGTGGTCCAATCCCCCGCAAGGCGGTTGTGCGTGTCAAAGAAAAAACCGCTACTCCTTACCGGATTACCCAACAGCAGCGTTACCGCGCTGTGGCCGGACATAGAGCCACTAGCAGCCTCAAACACCTGCTCGGGGATGCCCGACGCCTCGTCTGCTACCAGCATGACGTGATCACTGTGAACCCCCTGGAGCGCCTCGGGTTGCTCTGCCCTTGATGTCCTGGCCGATATAAACGCCTCGTTAGGGAATTCCTTGAATTCAATGCGGTCCTGCTTTACCTCTAACTGGTCTGCCAAGGTAGGGGGCAATGCCTTCACCCAACGCTTTAGCTCTGCAAATAAGGCGTCGTACAACTGACTGCTTGTTGGCGCTGTCAGCACAATCTTTACCGGAAACCTGAGAAACGCATACCAAATAATCGCCCAGGCAGCAGCGGTGCTCTTGCCAACCCCGTGACCAGAGCGAACGCTGATCCTTCTCTTACCGGCGGCAATGTGCATCAGGAACTCTTTTTGCCAAGGATCAGGCTCGGTGTTTAAAACCTCTTGCACAAACAGGACGGGATTGCGGTAATACTTCTTGGCCCAGACTAGAAAAGGATTCTTGTCACCAGCGACTGAGGCTTGGGCAGCGGTTAAGGCAGGGGCAGCGGTTAGCTGAACAGGGGCAGCTTTTTCTATTTTTTTTATTTTTTTTGGCAGGGGCTGCTGCATGGGGGGGTGGGGGGTGGCTATCATGGGGGCGATAGCTGTGGGGGTGCAGCAACTGCCGCCCCCGCCGCTGGCGCGAAGGGGGGGGTCTGACGGCCACGGTCCAGGCGCACCGAGCACCTGCCAGCGCCCAGAAATGGCTTATCAACACCCATCTGTGGACATTGTGCATAAGGTATGTAAGTGGTTGATTTCATTGGATTTATGAAATTACATCTGATTTAGTTCACCATTTGCACTTAATACAAGGTTCATTATGTTAAGTTCTCTTACACTTATCAACAGTTTAGGCACAAGCAAAACCTATGAAGTTGCCATTATCCACAGGATTTTGTGCATAACTTACATCATTGGACTATCTGAGCGGTGGACAACTCGTCATTGACAACCTCGACGTGGCGCAGTGCATCCAGCCGCAAACCGCCTATGGAGATGTTCACCGCGGGAGCACGCTGCTGGGCATAAACTTGCGCGTTCCAGCGCTCTGCTATCCATTGTCTGCTTGCAATGCGTATTTTTGCGACATTTGCTTGCTCTGGCGTGGCATTGTCAGCAATCTCCA